AATTCCTAATAAAAGATTATTACTTCCTGTTGTAACTTCATATCCAGTATTCATTCCAAAAAAAGAATTACAATTTCCAGTAGTTATATTAAAACCTGCTGATTGACTTACTGCTGTGTTCCAACAACCTGTTGTGTTATTTTGTAAAGAAGCTCTACCAAATGCAGTATTATTAGATGCTGTTGTATTTGATGCTAATGCACACCAACCAACTGCTGTATTGTCAGCACCTGTCGTATTAGCTTTTAAAGAACAGAAACCTACTGCAGTATTATTAGAAGCTGTGGTGTTAGTACAAAGTGATCGATAACCCACTGCTGTGTTACTTGCACCTGTAGAATTATCAGCTAAAGCTGCAGACCCAAATGCACTATTATTAATACCTGTTGTATTTGTATCTAAAGTAAAAGCACCTACTGCAGTAAGACCAGCACCTGTTGTGTTAAGTTTTAAAGATTGAAAACCAACTGCTACGTTGTTGGAACCTGTGGCAAGAGATAAAGCCTCTACTCCTATTGCTACATTTTGGTCGCCTGTAGTATTTGTTCCTAAAGAATTAAAGCCTAATGCTGTATTACAAGTACCCTCTGTGTTATCTTTTAATGCTCTATGACCAATTGCTGTATTTCGTAATCCTGTTGTATTTGCTTCTAAAGAACAAGTACCAACAGCTGTATTTAAATTTCCTGTAGTATTAGCATAAAGTGAATGATAACCTACTGCTGTGTTGTCATTTGCTGTGGTGTTGTTTAGTAAAGTAGCTCTACCTATTGCTGTATTAAAATTACCTGATGTATTATCTCTTAAAGCATTTAAACCTACAGCTACATTGCAATCACCTGTAGTATTAGAAAAAAGTGATTGATAACCTAATGCTGTGTTACTTTCACCTGTAGTATTAGAACAAAGTGATCGAAAACCTAATCCTGTGTTAAAACACCCTGTCGTATTAGTACAAAGTGATCGATAACCTAATGCTGTGTTAGCTAAACCTGTAGTATTAGCAGAAAGTGATTGAAAACCTAATGCTACATTCTGATAACCTGTCGTATTAGCAAAAAGTGAACAAGTACCTACTGCTGTGTTGTTATTAGCTGTGGTGTTGGATTCTAAAGCAAAATATCCTAATGCTGTGTTGTTACTGCCTGTCGTATTAGCACAAAGTGATGCATAACCAACTGCTGTATTGTTATTAGCTGTGGTGTTGCATCTTAAAGAATCTGTACCTAAAGCAGTATTAAAACAACCTGTTGTATTAGTGAATAAAGATAAATAACCCATTGATATATTACAACGACCTGTCGTATTATTTTTTGAAGATTGATGACCAACTGCTACGTTTAAACCACCTGTAGTATTACATTGTAAAGCTTTATGACCTACTGCTACACTATTACCACCTGAAGTATTACTTTGTAAAGCTACGTCACCTATTGCTGTATTTTCAGCACCTATCGTATTAGCTTGTAAAGAACAGAAACCAACTGCTGTGTTGTTGGAACCTGTGGTGTTGCAACCAATTGATTGAAAACCTACAGCAGTGTTAGAACCACCTGTGGTATTTTTTTCCATACTATCCCAACCAAGTGCTGTGTTATAACCTGCTGTAGTATTTGAAAATAAAGAATAAGTTCCCAGAGCAATATTAGCTGCACCTGTTGTATTACAAGTAAGTGAACAAACTCCTATTGCGGTGTTATTACTACCAGTAGTGTTTTTAAATAAAGCAAAATGACCCATGGCAGTATTTAAACCACCTGTAGTATTATCTTGGAGTGCTGATACACCAGTTGCTGTGTTACTTGCACCTGTCGTATTAGCTAGAAGTGAATAAAAACCTACTGCTGTGTTGTTTGAAGCTGTTGTGTTATCTCTAAGAGCTTGAACTCCCATAGCTGTATTATTTGCTCCTGTTGTGTTATCACAAAGTGTTTCAAAACCTAATGCTGTATTATTACTTGCTGTTGTATTAGCACTTAAAGAATGCATACCTATTGCTACAAGATTAACACCTGTAGTATTTGCGTCTAGTGATGAAAAACCTACTGCAACATTACAAGTACCTGTCGTATTAGCAATAAGTGAATTATAACCTACTGCTGTGTTGTTGGAAGCTGTTGTGTTGTTATAAAGGCTACGATGTCCTACTGCTGTGTTATTATTTCCTGTAGAATTTAATCCTAAAGCTCCGTAAGAACCACCTACATTACCACCACCAACAGCAACATTGTGTTCACCTGTTGTATTATTTCTTAATGCGTTATATCCTAATCCAACATTTTCAGACCCAGTCGTATTTAAATATAAAGTTTGTGTTCCTAGTGCTGTATTACCTTGTGCTGTGGTGTTGGCATATAAAGATAGATAACCCACTGCAGTGTTGTGGGAAGCGGTTGTATTTGAATTTAAAGCACTTGTTCCTACTGCAACATTATTACTAGCTGTTGTATTTTGTGAAAGTGAGTTAAGACCTATTGCAGTGTTACTTGCACCTGTCGTATTGTTAGTTAAAGAACCACATCCTAATCCTGTATTATTAGCACCTGTCGTATTATCGTACAAAGCATTTGTACCCACTGCTGTGTTGTTATCTGCTGTTGTATTTTGTGCTAAAGCAATTCTTCCAACTGCTGTGTTGTTAGTACCTGTCGTATTTGCTCCTAATGCAGATCTACCTATTGCTGTGTTATTACTAGCTGTGTTAGAGGTAAGCGAAAGATAACCCAATGCTGTGTTTTGATTACCTGTGATATTAGCATCAAGTGCTAATGAGCCTATTGCTGTGTTATCAATACCTGTCGTATTAGCATAAAGTGATGAAAAACCAATTGCTGTATTGTTAGAAGCGGTGGTGTTTTGAAATAATGACCTATAACCAATAGCAACATTAGATGCACCTGTATTAGAAAATGAAGATTGATGTCCAATAGCTACATTGTTTGAACCACCATTTGCAAGTGTTTCATAACCTATTGCAATAGATTGATTACTAGTAGTGCTAAATCTTAATGTTCTTGCTCCTAATCCTACATTACAAGACCCTGTAGTATTTGATATTAATGCCTCTTTACCTAATGCTACGTTATTAGCACCTGTCGTATTAGCATATAGTGATTGATAACCGACTGCTGTGTTGCTATTTGCTGTTGTGTTTCTTAAAGATTCTTCTCCAATCGCTGTATTATAATTTCCTGTTGAGTTTTCATAAAGAGACAATCTTCCTACTGCGGTATTGCAATTTCCTGTTGTGTTTCTATAAGAAGATTGGCTTCCAATAGCCACATTATCATTTCCTGAAGTATTAGAAAAAAGAGTTTGATAACTAATTGCAGTATTTCTAAGACCTACTGTATTACATTTTAACGCCTCAACTCCAATTCCTACATTAAGAAAACCTGTAGTATTAGCAAAAAGTGATTGGTATCCGACTGCAGTGTTGTTGTCAGCTGTGGTGTTGGATTGAAGCGATTGATAACCATAAGCTGTATTATTACAACCTGTGTCATTATATAACATAGAAAAATTACCTGAAGCGGTGTTTCTTAATCCAGTAGTATTACAACGAAGTGTACCAGAACCTAATCCTACATTATTTTCTCCTGTAGTATTACCAAATAAAGAACAAAAACCTAATGCTGTATTACTATTACCTGTCGTATTAGAATAAAGTGATTGATAACCCACTGCTGTGTTGTTGGAAGCTGTGGTGTTTGAACAAAGTGAAAATGCACCTAATGCTACGTTACTAGCTCCTGTTGTTGTAGATAATAAAGAAGCATAGCCAACACCTGTATTATAATTTGTATTATTAAATAATAATGAATTTCTACCAACAGCAGTATTACCTACACCTGTTGTATTATCTATTAATGCTCTACCGATTGCAACATTAGAACTACCTGTAGTGTTAGAACTTAAAGCGCTATTTCCGATAGCAACATTCCAACTTCCTGTTAAACTTGGGTCATCTAAAGCAGCATCTCCTAATGCTGTATTATATAAACCTAAAGGATAAGCACCATCTAGTTTGATTGTGCCACCATCTATGCTGACGTTACCAGCAACAGTTAATCCATCTGTAGTGATTGTTCCTACATTATCAATGTTTCCTGTGCCTGTAATATTGTTTGAATTTAAATCTAGATTCCCTGTAAGATCTACTGTGCCAGAATCATTTAATAAAATTGTTTTACTTGCTGGCAAGGTTACAAAAACATCTTTTGTACCTGATGTAAAATTAACTAACGCATCACTATTGGAACTTGAAATAACCGTATCTCTGGATAACGTTCCAGCGCCTACGGTACCAATACCTACTTCAAAGTCTCCACTGTTCTGTGAAGCAATTGCATAGTAAGTTGTATTTGTATTACCTAGTGCACCTGAAAAAGTTTCAAATCCAGTAGCCGCTCCATCAAGGGTAAGTGTACCTGTACCCGTAGTTGTTGTGGTTTCTTTAACCCTATCTTTTATAACAAATGCCATTTAAAATCCTTTTTAACCAGAGATTCTTAATATAGCTGCCGATGTAGTAAATGCTGGAAACTGTACTGTGAAAGTTCCTGATGTAGCTGTTTTATCTGCTCCAAAATCTAAAACTGCAACTGCTGCATTAGTAACTGCAGAAGATGTGTTGTAGATTAATGCACCTCTAGCTGTCAACGTTACACCAGTGAAAGATAAATCATTAAAGTCAACAATTGCAACACCTGCACCTGTTCCGGTTCCGATGTTTGTATTTTGACCTGTCAGAGCACCACCACCTGCTGTGTATTGACCACTTGCAGGAACTTCTTGAGTAGTTGTGTAAGAAGTAGTCGCTGAGTTTAGAGTTGCTGAAGAAGTATAAAGAGCTAGTTTAAACTTATCACCACCAGAAGCAAAATTTGCATCACCTTCTAGTAATTGTTTCTTAAACGCATTTGCAATTGCTTGTGTTATAGCCATAGTTTATCTCCTTATTTTCCTCCGACTCGAGGAACACCTGATTGATATTCATCTCGTCTTCGTCTTCCCATTTGTTCAATTGAGAAACCTTCTACTACTTGTTTATACTTTCCTTCGTATAATTGCAAGAGATCGTTTGGTCCCTTTAAAAAGCTGTAAGCTTCGACTAAACATGCATACAAAAGTCCGTTGGGAAAATACTTACTGATGTATGTAGTTGTATTACTACTAGATAAACCAGGATCTTTCAAGATATAATTTAATTGAATTTGATAATTTGAACTAGGTGTAGGAGCCAAAACAATAGTATCTTTGTCCCACATACCGTAATATTTAGGCTCTCCAGTTGCTCCAGTTGAATTATATTCTGACATAAAACTGGTATCTCTATATTCTAAAAAATTTCTAGTTCCCCCAGAACCCCCATTTACAATCTGAGCCGATCGAATGATTAATAAATCCGTAGGAGTATCAATAAACCTTTGTGAAGCGACTAAATTAGCTGTTGCATATCTTCTGTTATTATCAGAATCAACATCTCTATATATTCTAAATTCTGCATCACTAATAATTCCATCTATAATAGTAGATGTTAAAACATTTGAATCTACTTCTGTGTAATCTCTAATTTTTTGTATTAATTCTGCGTATGTCATTATCCTTGTAGGTTCACAGGGCCAGCTGTGCAACCATTTCCTCCTCCACTAATTCCACTAGTTGTCGCTGTGTCGGTACTAGCAAAATAAAAATAATTTGTTGTATCTGATACAATACCACTTCCATCAATTTTGCCAACTGTAATTGTAAATCCACTAGCATTACTAATATCAGTTACTCCATTAAAAGATGGAATGGCTAGATATCCACTTGCACTAGTTGGTCCTCTGAATCGAACTATATTACCAGTTGATCGTTCATGATTAGGTGAATAGACATTGACATAAGTAGTGCCACTATAAATTATAGTTTGAAATGGATTTGTTTGTAATAAAATTAAAACAGCAGGTTCTGTTCTTGCTGGTCTTGCATTTTGTAAACCTTGTCCATCTGCAGTTGTGGGTTTAGGTTCTAGTTGTGGCTGCTTTGCTTCATATTCAGAAATATGAACTCTGGATCCATTCCATTCAATTACCATTTCTTTATAAGGAAATGCTAATCCACTTCGATCTGAAATAAATTGTGCATATTTTCCTTTTGATAAATTAGACATTTGGATAATAATTTTTAGGGGTTATAAATGAACTGGATGAAGAACCATCTTCTTGTAAGGCTCTTTGTAATTCATCTTCGTATAATAATTTTAATTGTTGAGTTAATTGTGGATTAAATTTTTGTGATAAATAATAAGCAAGTCCTGATACCATACAAGGAACAAATCGATAAGGTACATCGGCTTCATTTGTATAGGCTCCGGCATCCTGAATCCTGCTAACATAATAATAATTTAACAGGTTTCCGGCTTCAGTGCTTCCGGGAGTTAAATATAAAGTAATAGTAATTTTATCTATAAATCTTTGTACAAAATATTGTGTAGGTACACCTGTTTGAGTTTTATTTGAAAGACCTTGATATGCTGATCTATTTATTTTTGTTAATGGAAAATCAACTCCAGATGAATTTCTATATACTGCTTCTAAAATATCATCAACTCCATAAACTGCTGTAGCATCTGAAGTGCCATCAGAAGTTGATCGATACATTGTATAAGTAGTTTGATCTTGAACTAATGTAATAGAATTATTTTTTACTTCCCAGAAATGCAAACCTCTATTGCCCCATTCTTGAAACATAATGTTTAAAGAACGTCTTGCTGTTTTTATATCATTACCTGAATAATCAAATCTGCCTAATCTTTCATAAGCTTCAGTAATTATATCATCAATATAAAAACCTGATTCAAAGGTTGTTGTTCCAGAAGTTGCCATTTAAACTCCTATTTGTCTAACAATATTGTCGCTGCTGTTAAACCTGATATTGCATTTACAGTCATAAAACCTTTAAATAAAA